TGGCAAGTAAAGTTGAATTTATTCAACTATACGATAATGGACAATGATTAAGCCAAAATTTTAAAATCTAAAAATCATGATACATAATTTATTATATATCATAATAGTTAGGTTAACCAAGTTGGTCTTTCCTAACTGTGATTTTAAAATTATAAAAAGAGTATTTAAAACAATTTTCAGTCTTCTTAAGAAGAATGGAACATTGTTTACTGTAAAATATCTAAAGCAATGTAGATTGTTAATAACAAGATACATGTGCGGTAGACCAATTTACAGAAATACTTCTTTCATAGCTACAAAAGGCGGATTTCCTTCCAAATTCTATTATCTAAAATCTATGATAGATTCAAAGAAGGTAGAACAAATCAAATTTGTTTTAACTTTATTGAATATATCAAGGACTATAACTCCACGTAAAAATGAAGTTATTCCAATAGATTTTAGCTCAATAACAGATGGACCTAAAAAGAACAAGTTTAAAACTGTTCCTGGTTCATTTATTAAAGAGTTTATAAGAGAATTTGATTTAAAAATGGAATTACCAAAATTTAGTACAGATAATTTCTTTATCAATCTAAAAATGGGTCCACATGGTCCAAGTGTTCTTTCAATAACAGAAACTGTTAAATGATTGAATGCTAGACAATTGTGGTATATCCATGAATTAGTTGGTAAAGAATTCTTTACTAAATATATTGGTCCATTTTATTCATTTATTAAACATAATGATATTCACCTTCCAAGTGGTAAAGATGATAAACAGTTGTTGTTTAACCATCGTAACACTGGTAGATTGAGTATCGTTAAAGATCCTGAGTGTAAAATGCGTGTAATAGCCATTAGTGACTATTTCACACAATTTGCTTTAAAGCCTATTCACAATAAGTTAATGGATATGTTATCCAAACTTCCTTGTGATAGGACTTTTACTCAAGATCCGTTTCATAAATGAGAAGGAAATGATCCCTTTTATAGTCTTGACTTATCAAGTGCCACTGATCGGTTTCCTGTCCATTTACAACAAAAATTAATGACATATCTGGTTAATAAAACACTAGATAATGTTATTAA